ATTACCTTTGTAAACCTATCAAGGAATGGTGTGAATTGAACCGGTGTTTGAATAAAGAATGAATAATTTTGCAATTGATTAATGTAGTATTGGATAAAATCTTGCAATAACTGGTGTGATTCTTCCAATACATCCAATTGATTTATTTCTTCATCGTCCAACTGGTCTGCAATAATGATATTAAATTGAAAATCTGTAAAGGTGTCATTTATGGTTGATGGTAGGGGTATAACATGCAATATGGGGAAGTTTAAAGGTTCATTATCTCTTCCAACATCTGATAATCTACCCCAAGTAAAAGTTTGTATTATGGGGTGTTGTTGAACGAATGCATCGAATGAATCTATTATCTGTTTAAAATTATTCATAGTTATAAATATTTTTTATTAATCTAATCATCTTTTTTTCATCTTTTCGAGTTCTTGTTTTTCCTTTCTTGATTTATCAACTCTGTAAGATAAATATTGTAATGCTTCATCTTTATCCAAGTTTAATACATCTTTCATCTTCAAGGGGTCTTCATTTGTTAATACCATAAATGTCTGATAATAGAAATTCATCATATCTGATATTTTCTGTTCGTAAGTCCTATCGTCTGGTTCTATGGGGTCTCCTTCTTGTATTGGTTCTCCATAGATGTTAGTGTATCTTCTACGAGTAGATGATTGAATTTGGTTAAAAAAAAAATGCCTGACAATACGTCTTTTAATAACATATCCCCCATATTCTTACTTCTTTCAACACATTCATCATAATCATATTTAACCAATGTCCTATCATTTGTCATCTTATCATATTTGGTTGTGGGTCTATATAAGATTGCCGCAATATGCTTAAAATTAAGGGGTCTCATTGATATTAAACTCTCAAGGTCTACCCATTCACCATATGACATCTTCGAGGGGTTTACAAGTCCTAATATCTCCTTTCCTGTGAATATTAAAGGTCTTAGCTCACCCTTCTGTGTTTCGTTTGATACATAAGTGTTTAATACCTTTGCAACGAAGTTTATCTGTTGCAAGGTTGCTTGTCTTATCTTATGTTGAGGTATTCCTGTGATAAGTGAAATGAACTCATCATTTTCAATGTTTTCATTATTCTTTAATGTCTCATACATATCAAGGGTAATCCCCTTTAAATCATAATCTTTGTCTGCTAATTGTACCTTCATTATAAAAAGTGATATTCTGGTTTTGGTTTATCTAAAAATTGTATAACAGTATATTTCAATGCATCAAGCAAGTGATCTGAACCTGTGGGAGTATTAGTTATTTTTCCTGTTCTGTCTTTCTTAAAACGGTAGTTAGAAAATTCATTTTGTAAATCTAACGACCCTTCATTTATAAATATCCTAAATTGTCTTAATTTTTGAATTCCATATAATATGGAAGTTTTCTCTACTGGTCTAACATTTAACCCTTCCCTCTTTAGTTCTTGTATTGATTTGGGTTCGGCTGAATCTGCAACTATATTGATATCCCTATTTATATCCATTTCTTTTAACTTAAATGCTAAGTCCTGATTGGTAAGACCTTTTTCATAAATCAGTTGTTTAACATAGAGATTACGACCATCTACATTAACCTCAACAACTGCACATTCATCATTACTAAAACCAAAGTCAATTCCATAATATTTTTCTTTTATGTTTGGGGGTAGGTCTTTATAGGTCTCTGGTTGTTTATATATCTTTTCTCTTGGTTCAACAATTTCACCAAGAGCATATATTTTTGCCATATCTTCATCAACCTCAATAAGTTCTTCAATAGCTTTAACCGTTCTTTTATCTAAAAATGGATTCATCTTATAATTTGAATATAACATAACCCCATCTTTTTTCTTTTCATAGTCCAATCCCCACCAATCCATCGGTATCTCTGGATTATATAGCGCCAGTATATATCTACTACAACGAATGTCTAATTGGATAAAACTACTCTTGTCTACGGTATTGACCTCATCTATTAGAATAACGTCAGATTTGAACCCCTTTAATTTCCCCGTAGAATCATCCAATCCAATTAACTTTATCTGAGACCCATTTTTAAAATTATAGACCATCTCAACCTTGTTATAACGGTTCTGTTCCCATAAATCAACTGATTCCATTACTTCAATAAAATCGAGCAATATAGTATTCTTTATTGATACTTGTGTTGCTCTTGCAATCGTTATTGAACTCTTTGGGGTTTTAAGCGCTTCAATTATAATATATTGTAATGCAGATATGGTTTTTGAACTTCTTGAACTACCCCTTAAGAAGATATATCTCTTGTCTTCTTCTACTGCTTGATGTATATCTTGAAATACAACAGTAGATTTAAACTTCATTACCCCATTCTTCACTTATTTTATCGGACTTTCTTAAATTGTCCTCTGCCCATAAGGGTTGCAAATTGGTGTAGTGATTTAATTTGATGAGTTCTTCTTTTGTCTGTGCTGATGAGAGTGGAATAATATGGTCAATGTGCCATCCATATATTCCATAATTTTCCCAAGACATATTTTCTAAAAATTGTTTTTCAAGATGTAATTTCAATTCATCAAAAGAACATCCGATGATTTTTCTTGTTGAACCAGTTTTCCATCCCTTTTCCAAAAATCTACGATTTCTTGCTCTCAATGTATTCTTCAATCTAATCAAAGGTTGCGACTTATATTCTTGTTCCCATATTCTTCTTTTTTCTGAATTGTTTTCAAGCCAATTCTCCTTGCTTTTTTTAACTATTTCTTTGTTGTTGTCACGATATTTTTTATCCCATTCTTTTTTTCTGTTTTTTTTACAACAAAGTTTACATTCACTTCTGAAACCATCAGAAGAAATTGAGCGCTTATAAAAATAGTCTTTGGTTAGAGGTTTTTCCTCTTTACATTTACTACATAGCTTCGTTGTTATATCACACATATTCATTTAACTTTTGGACAAATATAATGAATTATTCTTTATCTGCCAAATCTTCATCATCTTTTGGTTTTATAATCTCTACTTGAATATTATTGTCTGTATTAATTGGTTTTCCATCTGTGGTAATATCTTTTCGGTCAACCCATCCTGAATCTCTGAACTGGTTTTGAACCATATAAATCCATAAATTTGTATTTAACCTTTGGGAGTTTTCATTTTCAAATGAATCAATTACTTTATCTACCCACCATTGCTCTGCCAGTTCCATACATTTTTTGATTACCTTTTTGAACTTGGGGTCTCGGTCAATTAAACTATATAGAGTGTCTCTATGAAGTCCCAATTCACTTGCATAATACATTTTACCTTTTCCCTTTTTTGCAACCTCATATAACCTTTCTTCCCAATCCTCCGGAAATATTCCCCTTTCTACCAATAATTCTGATGTATATGCTTTTCTTCCCATTATATTGTTTTTTGTAATTTCCATTTATAACCACCCCTTGTTGTAAATTTTGTTCTATTATATGTTCTCATAATATCACCTGATTCAACACCTGTGGCTCTTGAGGCTTCATCTCTATTTTTATAACAAGCAATTAGATTATCGTTGAGGTCATATTGACATACCAACCATTTTTCCAATTCTTCACCATTTATTCTTTTATTTCCAAAATCAACATATTTGGGGTTTAATTCATATCCAATAAATTCTCTATTCATATCTTTGCAAGGTAAACCAGTTGTTCCAATACCTGCAAAAGGGTCAAGGACAACATCATTTTCATCTGTTAAAAACTTGATAAAATATTCTGGTAATTGTTTATGATATGGTGCTGGATGTTTAATGTGATTGTCTCTTGCATATCCTGCGGTATAAAATCTAAATACATTATCGGGTCTGATGCTAGTTGGTTTGTAATCACTCAAATACTTTTTATTTATTCTCTTACCTTCTTTTGTCTCCCCGTGATTAGTTATACTCCAAGAATTTTTTGCTCTATCTTTGGTTGCTTGTGATGGTTCCTCCATTATTCTATCCATATAAAACTTTAACTCCTTTTGGTTTTTAACAAAATGAAATATAAACTCTGTGGTATTTCTAAATCTTTTGTTTGAACCATTGGGTATTCCATTCTTT